AATGATTTGATGCAAACCGGTCTCCCGGTCCATCATTTTAAAGTCGAGTGGTTGAAACAGAATCTAACGTCAAAACTATCGACGGCGGAAACTGTCTCACCAAAGCTGAGGCGTCAACGGGCCATTGACAAATGGCTCGTTGCGGAACGTCGTAATTGTGCGACAAACCAGCGTCTTCTTATAGACGAAACCACCTTTACAGGTGGACATAGCTCACTCTCGATTATCAAGTTCGCTCGATCTGTTGTGAAACAGATCATCGGACTTGAACCTCCTGAGTCAGTTTTGTCTGGCAAGTTCACAAATGGTGCCTCGACGCGCGTTAAGCGTTCGTCTGTTGCAACCGCGACGAAATATGTGGGAAAAGCACACATTACTGAGTGCGCTCGAGACCTCTTTATGTCTTCAGTTGTACCTCACTTTCCTTTTTGGGAGAATTTACATCGCCTCGGGTCCTTCGACCCAACCGGTGTAAGTGGTAGTGTGATGTTCACAGTTCCTAAGAACTCTGAAATCGATCGGGTTGCCTGTAAGGAACCCGAACTTAACATGTTTATGCAGCGTGGAGTTGGCGATTATATTCGCCAACAACTTCGTGGTCGCGGAATTGATCTTAACGATCAATCTCGTAACCGTGAACTTGCTAGACTTGGATCCTTTGATCGCTCTTTGGCGACTTTGGATCTCTCTTCTGCAAGTGACCTAATCTCTACCACTCTCGTGGCGGAGCTCTTAAGTCCTGCATGGTTCATGCTACTCGACTCGATTCGTGTGCATCGCACACGCATTGATGACCAGTACCATGAGTTGAACATGTTTTCCAGTATGGGTAATGGCTTCACTTTTGAGCTGGAGAGTCTTCTCTTCTATGCTCTTTCGTGTTCCATTAACTTCCACTGGAAAGTCAGAGGTCGCATCTCCGTTTACGGGGATGATATCATCGTTCCAACTAAGATTGCGCCTGTTTATCACAGTGTGTTTTCTTGGTTCGGCTTCATCATTAACACGAAGAAGTCGTTTTGGAGTGGTAACTTCCGTGAATCTTGCGGAGGTCACTATTACGATGGTTTAGACGTAACACCTTTCTACATAAAGGAAGAAATAACCACTCTCCCTGTTCTGATTCAGTACTTGAATCAGTTCAGGAAGTGGTGCGGTGGTGAGCTTGATATGGCTTACCTTTTACCAGCACTTGAGACCTTCTGGTCAAAATATGCTAGGTATGTTCCGCAATTTCTCCATGGTGGGAAGGACTTAGAGAGTATCACTTCATTGGTTACCCCCGGTTCTCCGAGGAAGCAGCTTTATCGCTCGTCTTCGGATATCGAGGCAAACCAGCTTGGTGGTCTCTCTCAGTGGTTACATGAAGCTGGGAAACGTCGTAGATGTTTCTTCAACTTCCGCAGTTATCCCTCACCCTCAGGGGTGATTCACAGGGAGTACCTGCGGACTGAACCTGTGGAGCGATCTGCTCCATTGGTTACGTCCAAAGGTACCGTCGAATACGATTTTCGTATTCGGCGTAACCGCGCTTGGGAAC